GTGATAAAATAGAATCGGAATGTTTTCTCTTAATTCTGCTTCCATTTCATATAACCATCTCCAATATCTTGGGTCTGTAAAGTGAAGTATTGCATCAGGCTGATGTCTCATTATAAGTTGTCTAAGTACATTTGCATCACCATAACCAGTCCAAGGAATGATTTTTAGTGAAGCATCTTCAATGCCAGTTTCTTTTCTAACATCGGCTCCCAAGTCAATTTCTTTTCCTTGTTCGGGATGTTTAACTGCTGCACCTAATTGAACCCAATGGAATTTATCCATTGTTCCAAAAACAAATTCTTTTGATACCGTTGCAATACCAGATGTCATCCTTAAATCATCGGATAACAATAGAATCTTTTTTTTCTTTGCCATTAATTGTTATTTAAATTGTTCGAAATCTTCTTCTTCCATTCCAAAACATTCTCATAGAATCACCTAAGAATTTCTTTTTTTGGGTTCTATTGTTGAATTCGTTTCGGGCTGAATTTAATTGTGTGTTTCCGTTTTCTTGAGTTCTCTCCATGTTAGTATTGTGAACCACTTACTTCTAAAAGTGTATATTCATTGATTTCTTTTCTAAAATCTTCATCTTCTACATACTTGTCAACTGCTCTGTTGACTAACTTTTGTAAAGTGATATCAGATTCAAAAGATAATCTTTTAAATTTTGAGTAAACATTTTTGAGGATTTTTACTGTTGTTAATTTAGTTTCTACCATAATCTCTTTATTTGTATATAAGTATATATAAATATAAGGAAATTAGAAAAACATCAAGCCCAAGCGGAACAAAGTCCTCTTTGTTTAAATTCACACCAATCACAAGGTTTCCCTTTGTTGGTGAAATAGTTACCATCTAATATATGTTTACCATCATCATCGAACACAGATTCAATAAAATTCATAAACCCACCCCATGCTTTATTGATGGAAGGTTTACCATTCGCTGGTACGAATGATGATATACGAGGAATAGGAAATTCATAATCCTCATTAATTTTTCTTTTAAGTATTTGGAATTCTACTTTAATCTTATCCATAGGTACTCCATACTTATCTGAATATATTTTTTTGTATAGAAGTATCTGAGAAGTTTTTACCTTATCAGCTTTCTGATATTTGTTCCAACCTCTTGTAGATGTTTTTAAATCAATTATAATAATTGAATTGTCATAGGTATTCCTAAGAACAACATCAATATAACCAATAAAATGAACATTTGGTTTAATCTCAGAATTTAACATCAACTCAATAGCTTCTAATTTCTGATTCTTCTTTGAGTACCATTTAGCTAATTTAGATTTAAAGAACTTTAAAATTTGTCTACCATCTCCAAAAAACTCTTCTAATTCTATTTGTGTAGTAGGTAACCTATCACCTTGTTTTTTCTTTTCAGCATTAAATGCTTCTATGAGTTTATCTTTTAATAACAAATCTAAATCAATTGACATAGCTTGTTTCTTTGTTACATTATACATCACATCCAAAAAGTGTTGGATGGTTTCGTGCATCGCCGTACCAAAGATTGTGTGAATGTTACCTGAACTTTCACCTAACTTATCGATATAATTTAGTTTGTATTGTTGTGGACAAGAATTCCACATATTGTATTGAGAAAAAGATACTCTACCCATTTAATAATTTATTTACATAGTAAATATACGAAAAATACTTGACAAATCCAAATTTTTAGACCTTTAATTTTAATTTAGTTATATCTTTTTTATCAACCCCATATTTTTCACAAATATACTTGATGTTTTGTCTACCTTCAGCTGATGAAAATAGTATTTCTAAATACTCATTTGATTGATTTTTACTACATTGAAACTCTTGGGTAATCAAATCAACTAACCAATCTTCATACTTCTGAATTTTTTTACCTTTTGTATACTTTAAGAAATGTCTACCTTTTGGTATAATTCCAATATATGTAAGATACAATGCCTCTGGTGGTAATGATTGTGAAAATGGTTGCAACTCTGATATTGTTTCTACCCAATCAGGATTCATTGA